CCACCTAATCGTCTAGGTATGATGTGATCGACATGAGTAGCCTCTAACCCACAACGCTGACAAGTATGTTGATCTCTCGTTAGTACTCGTTGCCTGATCCTACGCCATAGTGCAGTACTACCATCATCTCTTAATGCTGACTTCTTAATGATAGTTATTCCTTTGAAAGAACTCCCATGCTTTACATGGTGTGCCATAGCGTACCTCGATATAGCCTAATCCCCATCGTACTTGCTCATACTTATCAGCAGTCTTTAGATAGATAGATCGTCCTTGTGGTATTCCATAATGTGATCCATTAACAGCCTTGTCATTCCATGCTGATTCTTTACCATATAAAGATGCTAGGCATTTGTATTGTTCTTTGTCTTGTAATAGATGAGCTGCATATTCTTTTGCTGAAACATATTGCTTTACCTCATCAGGTGCAGCTGCACTAGGAGCAGCAAATAGAGATATCCCAATAGCCAGTAGCACCGAGCGACCTACCCGGCTCACCGGGTCGCTCTGAACCCTTGATGGGTTCTGCGAACTTAGCGTACCATCGCTGTCAAATCCATTTGCATAAGTCCTGCTCAGAGCGGTGTTTCTTTTCATTGATGTCCCCAACCTGTTCCTTTGAAGGTTATGCCAAACGTCCCATAAACTCTACGCATAGATTCATTGCAACATATTGGATCTGCTTCTTCATGGATAGATCGTTCCATCTCCATGCTTATCTGGCATTGGGTGCATTTGTATTCATATATCGGCATGTAATACATTCCTTTCCTTCAAACAACCAAGATCCGCATTGATTGCATTTAACTGGTTTGTCACTTGGCGCAGCTTGATATAACAATGGTACGAGATCCTGTACACGCATGAAAGCCAGGTATTGTCCAGCGTCCTCGCCTTGCCCATTGCATCTCATGATGACCATTGGCAGTTTGCCATTTGCATTTGCTTCTGCTTGTTTGATCCAGGCTAAGGGTTGAAAATCACTTCTAGCCTTAACCTCAATACTTACTGTTGGGACATTCAGGATATCTTCGCCTTGTCGTCCAGCCCCAGCAGTATCGGCATATTCCCACCATCGTTTCAGATAATCGGCTATGACCTTTTGGGTTCTATAACCTCTTGTCTTTCGATGATTAGCCATTGACTGAATGACACTTCTTACAAGTCCATGTGGCATTTACTGGTGAATCGGTATTCTCAACCTTTGCAAGATGAGCAATAATCACTTCTTCATTGCATAACTGACATCTGACTGACATTGACATCAAGTTCATCCATTGCCCATTTATATTGACTTCTACAAATCCCATCACACGCTCCTCAATCTTTGCTTTTCCCATTTTCCGGATGATCCTAGTTTGTACCAAACTGTTGGACAGGCTTGCATTGGTGCCTTGTTGCCAGATGGACAAAAGAATCCACCCCAAGGACGAGAATTCTTTTCGCCTTCACGCCATGTCATTTGACCATGTTCGCAAACTTCTGAATTAGCAAGTCCTAAAACATCTTGAATAGTAGCGATAGCATCAGCTGCTGAAACTGCCATAGGTTGATTTGCATCAGCATAGATTGGTTGATTGCTCCAGGGATCAGCAGCTAGTGCTTCCTCTTTGGTTTTGAAACTTGGTACTTCTTTAGCCTTGGCAATGTCCTTGGCACTTAATCGTTGAACTTTTTCCATCTCGGATCGTGAAGGACGAGGTTTGCCATCTGAATGTTTTGATAAGCCTCCTGTATGGAGCGCTCTGCCAATCGCGCTGCTCTCGCAGTTTTCCACAAAACTAGTTGAATTAACACCGCGATCAGCGCTTCTCTCCTCTGCGATCCCGGTGGCAAACGCAACGCCATCAAGGAAAGTTTTATATATGTATGCTTTAACAATGCATCGATCATCTGTAATTAACTCAATTTCTGTCGCAATGCGACCATCTGGATAAGCCTTCCAAAACTTCTCTAAACGCTCATCAACTGTTTCGTAATTTGCTAGGTTAAACACTTGGTAACTCCTCTTGTTTCATTAGGTAATCGGTTTGTTCCGGTAATGACCAGACTGTACCGTCTGCCCATGTCTGTACGTCGATGGCACAGGCATTGCAATAATGGCGTCGTGTGCCCTGGCTCTTTGGATGATTGCTGATAACTGTGTAACTAGCACCTTTTTGACCCAAAGGTGAATTAGTGCCATAACGGACTTTGCAGTAATCGCACCAAACTCCAGGCGCTGCTTTAATAACTGTCAAGGTCAGTCCAGTCAGTTGATGCAATCTGTCCAGCGAGCGCAATGTATGCTGCGCCGTCCTTGTAACTGTCTGCGTGGAGGCTTGTCTCTTGTAAGCGTGCGATTTTGACAAGTGCCATACAGATCGCGACTTCGTGAGGCTCGATGTTGTGCTCAAGGTAGGTGCTCCAGTACTTGGAGATTCGAAGATGATTGAGAGCTGCCAAGCCGTAATCTTGACCGCGGTCTTGGATGAGGTCTTTTGCTTCGTCAAGGATGTCATCAGCGCGCATTAACACTCACACGCTGACTGTTCTTGCCTATCACCAAACCCTCTCGCTTGCCCTCATTAAAGCCCTGAGACCAACCGACGACATACCACAAAGCATTAGCAGCTAGTAATAAAACTATTATTGGAACTTGTAGATCCATTTGTTTGCTCCCGTCCTTGTAACCATTGTTGGCTACAGGATTACGGTCTCACATTTAGCAGACATTTTCACGTTTCATAGGTAACGAAACGATAACGATTTATCTCGCCCTGCCATAGGACTTTCCAGCAACAATGAATGTGCCGTCCTTCTCGATGTTAATGATGTCCACCTGGACTTTGTTTCCGTTTACATACATGATTGCAAAGGCTTGCTGCCAATTCGCCACGCCCTTAGTGTATGCAGCCTGCTTGAAGTCCATAAGGTTGCCAACCTCTACACCATGCAAGACACGCCCAATACGCCCTCCAGAAGCCTCCGAGAAGGCTGAGCGCCCTGCTCTGTGAGTATGTCCTGAAATGACGTTCTTGCCATGCCTACGGGCTGCTTCGAGGGCTGACAAACCCCCTTGAGGTTTGATTGGTGTGTGATCTCCATGGACTGCAATCCAGCCAGGAGCAATAGGCATTGGGTTTTTATGGTAAGTAATACCGAGTTCATCAAACTTCATAAACTTCTCAAAGCGCAACTCAGGTAAAGCGCCAAAGGCTGGAACTTTAGCCATGATGATGTTATACAAGCGATCTGTGTGATTTGACCTAATGCAGTCAGTAACGCCTAAGTCCCAAAGAAGCTGCACAGCCTCGTTACGATCATCATCAAGCGTTTGAGCATAACTGCCCATTCGCCCTTCTTCCCACTTGCTTATCTGTGGGAGATCAATCTCATCGCCAATAGTTACGACTTGATCTGGCTTAAACTTAGATATGAAACTAGCAAGGTTACGAGTCGCAACCCTGTCATGGTAAGGGACTTGTAAGTCCGAGACTATGACAATGCGTTTAATCGTCATCCTCATCGTCCTCGTAATCACCAAAACGTTCTGGCTCTATAGGATCTGGCAAGATCCAAGCAGGGTAAGCAGAACGCTCTACGATAATGCCAAGCACCGTTTCTTCATCAAAACCTGCTCGCTTAAGACTTTGAGCAAACTCATACATGCCAATGCAATACGCATCTAATGCTGAGTAATCTTGCTCAACAAGTTCCTTAGTCGCTTTTCTTGCCATGTGTATAAGTGTCCCTTACTTTTTGAGAAGTTCCATCATCTGCTCTTGGCGTGTCTCTATTCTTGCCAATCGGTCTGCGAGAGATGATCCACCATTCGGCGTAAGAGTCCACAGCCAACCGCGAACCAAATAACGCAAACCGCCAATAAATACAGCAAGCGTCGAGACAATGGCAAGGATGAACCCTGCCCAATCATTTGCACTCACTTCTTCGTCGGAGTGGCATATCCAAATACGCCTGAAAGAATGGCAAACATAATTGCCTTGTAATCGAGTGAGAAGTTAGATCCTGCCCAAGCTGCTAAAAATGCTCCAGCAGTTAGCATGTAAGGATTCTTCATGTTCATAGTTTGCCTCCTAGTATTGGGATTTGAAAGAAGTCAGTAGCCTGGTCAGCCGCTTTTTGGAATGAGATATGGCAATGATGATTGTGCTTATTGATGCCATCGTACGGACGCCAAGCCCAACCCTTTTTGCTGGATGCGATCTTGCCGTCGAATATGACATAAGCAATTCGCTTAGGATGAGACTTGCCATAGAGTCGAATCTGATCTGCAAGGTCGGGCATGATGTCGGGCTTTGGTTTTCCGGATAAGTCACGATCGATATCGATGGCACGAACCCAACCCTGCTCATCAGGATTATGATCTGACTTACGCGCAGAATGTCGTGTGTCGCCGATCCAGCCATCGCTAGTTCTATCTCTATCCGGGAAGGCATCATCGATCTGTTCCCTTAATTGAATAGCCGATTTGCTGAGTCTTGGTTTCATCGATTACTTCTGGTTTGAAAGCATTTCAAGAATGGCTGCCGCTTTAGCGCGTTCCACAATTTCAGTCTTGAGAAGGTTAGTTACCTGGTCAAATTGCTGTAGTACCGCTAGGCGTTCCAGACGGTCCATCGGGCATTTGCGAGCTGCTTCTTGGATTTCAAGATCTTTGAGATGAATCAAATCAGCATCCCAATCGCCGTCAAGTGTTTTCAATAAAGACTGATAGTTGGTGACGTTTTGAGTGTATAAATCGACCTCTAACTGACGAGATTCAATTGCTGTTAGTTCAACATTTTCTGTCATTTTGTTTTCCTTTTTATAGTTGATTAAATGAAGGCTACCTCGTTAGCGGTGCCAGTTGGAGTCGTTGCTGGATTTGCATATTTAGTGCCAAAACCTGATGACCAGACGTACGCACTAACGAACGGTGTAGTTCCATGAGCAATTGCAATTGCATTTCCTGCTGAGTTCCATGATACGCCATTTCCAGTTCCAGTTGGAAGTGTTGAAGGATTGGCGTATTTCGTTCCAAATCCCCCTGAGAATGGATACGCAGTAACATACGGACTTGTTCCATGAGATACGGCAATTGATGAACCTGCTGGATTAAACGCTACTCCCGTACCAGTACTCGCCGGAAGTGTTGCCGGGTCTGCGTATTTCGTTCCAAATCCAGCAGACCACGGAAATACCGAAATATAAGGACTAATGGTATGCGCTAAAGCAACAGCATTTCCTGCTGGATTCCATGCGACGTCATTTCCATTTGACCCGAGAGAAAAAGTCGGGCTTGTATATCTCGTACCAAAACCAGCAGACCATGGATAAGCTGAAAGATATGGCAAGCCGTCAGCTGCAACAGCGATTGTGTCACCTGCTGGATTGAACTTAATGCTATTTCCCGAACCAGAAGGCAAGGCAGCTGGGTCGGCGTATTTAGTACCAAAACCTGATGACCATGCATAGGCATGAACATAAGGTGTGCTTCCGGTTGAAATGGCGATTGTGTCACCTGCTGGATTAAAAGAAACACCATTACCGGTAGCTGACGTCAAAGGCGAAGGATTGGCGTATTTAGTACCAAAACCAGCAGACCATGGGTACGCTGAAACGTATGGTGTCGTGTTGTGTCCAATTACAACAGAAGTCCTGTTTGGATTAAATGTAACCCCTCGGCCTGTATTCGCCGGAAGTGTTGCCGGGTCTGCATACTTTGTACCAAAACCAGCAGACCATGGGTACGCAGTAACATACGGACTTGTTTGATGTGTAACAACCATAAAGTTATTAGCCGATAACTTACTAGAAGCAATAATGCCAAGAATTGTCATTAAGCAATATCTCCAACGACATACCATGAATCTGTGCCAACCTTGATTGCTGTGGCTGCTGAGTATTGGACACGCAATTTAGGAGAAGCGCTAGCTGCGCCGGTTGAAGCAACTGTCACTCCACCTGCGCCAACGATAGTTACCTGACCAGCACCGATCTGAATAATGTTGATCTGTGAGCCAACAGCAATAGATACTGATGCGTTAGTTGGGATTGTATAAGTCTGAGCAGAAGCATTGGAAGCAGTTACCAGGCTATTGTTAGCATCTACAGCTGCGAAAGTGTAGGTAGTGCCTGTTTGTGGATTGATCGTAAGTGTCACGTCATCCTGAGCGATCCAAGTGTAATCAAGGTCTGTGTTCGATGCCTTGCTCAATACTTGACCTGTTGTGCCACCTTTTAGGTCGAGCAATGCTGTGTCGATATCTTGACCAAGGGTCGCGATAGCCGTTGCTCCATCTTTAACAAGGTCTGTTGATTGTGGGATGTCCCAACCAAAGTTAGTTGTTGTTGTTGCCATTTATGCCACCGCTCCTATTGCATTGATCCATGTAAGTGTACCCGAAATTGTGCTCCAACTTTCGGAGGCAGATACGTCCTGCCACCTTGTAGCTGGTGTGTTAAAGGCTACTGGTGAGGCATTGATTGCCACGCTAAGCCCGTTGTAAGAAGCCTGGAAAGTCCAGCCCTCTACAAATCCTGTAAAAACTCCTCCAGCGATGTCATCTGGAAGATTATCGATTTGAATCGGCATACCCATAAAGACACCTAAGAGGTTGTCTCTATCTGAGTCATCGATCTCGCTATTGCCTAAGGCAAAGGTTATTGTTTCAAACTTGTCATACGGAGTGGCTCGCATATAGATATAGCGATCTGCCACATCCTCAACGTCAGCTGTATTATGGAGCAAACTTGTTGCAGTTGTTTCATAGACTCCATAAGTAGCCTGAGAAGTTAGATCCTCAGATGTGTAAACAGATGAGCCGGATGCACCATAATTAGTTACAAGTTTATTTCTGACGTCACCGATAGCCTTGGAACTTCTAATGCCATCCCAAAGGGCATGATTGGCATCTAGATTGACATAGCCGTTAGCAGCTAAGTAAGTGGATCTATGGAAAGTATCTGCATAGCCGATGTTGCCGTTTGAGTCTTCGAAGATGTAACCCAAAGCAGAATCAGCAATAGTTGAGATAAGCGCATAAAGATTTGCAAGACTGGATGAGCGAGCCCTCATCTCGTAGGCTCCTGGAGTATCTACATCTCCCACGCCTTGGTTCTCAGCATTTGCCCAAGTAGTTGTCGGATCGTAAGCAGCCCAAGTCTGAGCAGGCGAAACATCTGTCCATGCCCCAGTCAGGTTGTCTTGAAGTAACTGGAGAATCTGATCGCCTTCAAACTCCTTAGACAATACGCCTAAGGTATCAATTCTTTGAAGTTTAGCCAAAGCACCAAGTGCAGTAATGTTGATGATTGTTGTTAAACCAACAGAACCGGCGTTCTGGACAAAGGTTGAGGTATCGCTAATCCATCCGCCAAAGATTGGAATGAAGGTACCAGCAGAGTTTTTGATTTCAATCGTCAGTTGCTTATTAACATCAAAAGTCAGAGTGTTATCGTTATTCAGATTGAGTAATTGAATTGTGGCATAACCTGCCTGAGGTTGGCTGAATATGTCAGTACGACCAGAAGTAATGCTCAGGTTAGATAATGTGTAATCAGTAACTGTTGAGCCATTGATCTTGATTAACCATTCTGGAGTAAATTGGCTCATCCGACTAAGGCTCCAGCCCCGCCAGTTCCTCTGTACATTGACTGGTTAAGCGCATTGATGATTGCTCGGGCTGTACCCTCAGAATCGATTGCGCCATTGACTGTAATGTTATTAACTGTTGCTGATCCTGACTTAGATGGACCGACAGACGGAGTCGGGACGCTAGATCCTGTTATTCCTCCGATTAGGTTGCCAATGCCCTTGATGAGTGGATTGTTTTTGATCAGATCCACAATGTCCATAATCTTGTCAAAGACTGCTTTGACTACTGAGAGAAACTTGTTGAAGGCTGTAATCAATGAAGCAACAACTGCACCGATTGCTTCTAAAGCAAGTTTGAGAGTAGTGCCAATGACTGGCGCTAAGAACTTAGATGTAAAATCAAAGATTGCTTTGAAGATAGTCAATAAAGCAGATGTATCCGTTGAATTGCTTTTTAAGGCTTTTGATACCTGATCGAAGATAGATTTCAAGCCTTCGAAGATCGGGATTGCGATTGCTTTAACTGTTTCAAAAAATGCTGTAAAGACCGGTCCTAGGTTTGTGGTAATCCCATCAGCAAATCCTGAAATTGCTGGGATAACTTGATTTACTATGACCTCAATCATAGGAGTGATTGCTGAAAGGATATAACCGCCTACGGTTTCCTTACCTTCATCAAATGCTACTTTTAGTCTTTCCATTTTGCCAGCAAAAGTATTAGCTGCTTCGGAAGAAGATCCAGCAAACTCTTTGCTCAACTCACCAAATACATCGATGCCCTGCATGGCAATATCATTTGCCTTACCGCTAACCTCAGCAACTTTCTGAGAGGCTTTGATGTATTCCTTGGACTTTGGACCATATTCAGACAAAGCAAAGTTTGCTGCAAGTTGTGCTTTTTCTAAAGCCTTTTGAACTTTATTGTATTCAACTAAATTGCTTGCGTTATCGCCTAAGGTAATTCCCAACTTCTTAAGCGCGCCGACCTGACCATCATTTGCTTTGGCAAGGGCATTAGCTGCGGTTTCGACTGAGATGTTTTTAGCAGCTGCAATATCTAAAGCAAGGTTTGTAAGTTTTTGAGCCTCAGCAATATCCTTGGTGCTTCGAGTTAATCGTTCAAGGGCTGGTCTTAATTCATCATCTGACTTACCAGTTGCCAAAGAGGTTTTTAATATGTAATCCTCTGTTGCAGCGATCTGTTCTTTTGTAGCGCCGACTGTATTTCTAAGAGCGTTGGCTAATCGAACTTGTGCTGCTTCATCTTCGATAGCTGCTTTGACACCATCGATGGCTAGTTTGCCAGCATAAGCAGCAGCTGCAACGCCAGCAGCAGCAAAGGCTGCTCCTGCCATTTTGCCAAACTTTTCTAATTTACCGCCAAAGCCCTGAACTTCATTTGAGCCAGCATCAAGGTTCTTTTTTAGGTTATCTACATCAGCAAGGATTGAGAGTTTGAGTGTTCTATTACCAGCCATTATTTATCCCACTCCTTTAATATCTTGCCAAATGCTTCTTCCCATCTTTGGATCAATTCTGGCTGAATCTGTCTCAAAGTTGAGTAAATGAAATAACCTGAGTTACCTCGTCCCTTACTTGGTGTTCTACTTGGGAACTGCTTGAAACGATTGGAACCAAACTCCATGCCGTAAAGCAGATCCAAGGTGCTACCGCCACCTGAAAACTTCTGACGAGCAAATCCATAACTGAACTCACCCACCTTTGAACTCTTACTAATGACAACGCCGTCAGCAATACGCCGAGCAGCCGTACCAGAAACTGTACGAGTTGCAGCGGTTTGCTTAATCTTGCCAGCTGCAAACTCTGCTAAAGCAGATGACTCCTTCTTGGCTTGGATGACTGCTTCATCATCCATTGCCTTGAAAGCGCCAATAACACGTCTTAATTCTTTCTTGTCATAGGAGATCGCTTCACTTGCCATTGCGCTCCTCCAAGACTTCTATTGCAGTTAATATGTCGCTTGCATCTACCCATTCGCTCATCGGTATCCGCGTCGCAATCGCTAATTCTACAAGGAGTCGGCTTACGCTTCCTCGCTTATGGCTTTTGGGTTATCATCGCCAACAGAGACATCGATAACACTTTCCATCCAAAGGTCTAGCGGTTTAGTGGGCTTGCCTGCTGCTTCTCGCTTATAGGCTGAGTGAGCAACAAACAAGATATCCCACATCCCGGCAAACTCTGAAATAGATTTCTTTTCAGCCTTTTCCCACTTTGCGAAATCTGGCGGATAAGCAACAAGCGTTGCCTGATCCCCAGTTGAATATGTAATTGTGATTGCTTTTTGCATCTTTGCTCCCGTTGTTAGATTTTAACTGAATGTGTCTGCTGGTGTTCCAACTACTGTAAGAGTCCATGTATCTGTCTGTGCTCCTGGTGCTGTACCGCCCACGGTTGGGAATACTGGCAACACATTGCAAGCAAATACTGCGCCTGTTGTAGCAGTTAGTGAAACCGCCAAAGTTGTGTTTGGATTTGTATCAGCTGCTGTCCACATTGCTTCGAATAGTGATGAAGCAACGCCCCAGTCTGCTAGTAACTCAACTGTCAATTCCCATTGGTCATCGACATGCTTGTAAGCCTTGCCATCGAGTGTCTGATATACGTCGATAGTTGGATCGTTTGCGAGTGTGACGCTAGTTGTCTGCGCATCGTAATTGACCGTTGCGATTGTCAGGACTAGGTCGCGACCCGTAATGACTGTTGTTGGCATTATTGGTTCTCCTTATGGTGTCTGCGTGTACCAGGTGGACACGCGTATATCTGCGACCAGCAAGTTGCTAGCGCCTACTTGTGTGACTGTTGGTCGATCAACCGACTGGACTTCATATCCAGCAGGTATAACCGCCACAACACTTGTGATTAGTTGCTCGATGTTATCAAGCGATGCAGGGTTGCTGTTATAAGCAACGCAGCAAGTTATTGTGTAATTCAGTTTGCATCGAAAGGTGCTCTTGCCAATAGTCTCAAACTCCATGTACGGAGAATCCGGAACGACTACAACAGCAGGAACGGGAACCGACTCTGGAACGTAACTAAATACGTTTGCAGATACGCCAGCAAGAGCTGTAGCAAGAGGAGTACGAACCGCTGAGAGGATTGTGCTTGGCATTACTGTGCCATCGTCTCAACATCGATGTAAGGTCCTAGAAGACCTACGACACGATTAAACAAGCTGCGTCCCATACGATAAGGAGACGGAGCAAAATCTACGCCTTCAATCTGTCCGCCTGGAGCAGTACGAGATTGGAATACTTCAACTGAAACTACGATGATTGCAGATTCGACCGCTGCGACGCCAACATAAGTTGCAGCGCCTGTAAGTGTAGCGGATCCGCTAGGAATGACATTTCGTTCAGCAACATCGGCATTAGTGATGTTTGCTGTAAATGTGTATGCATCGACATCATCATTGACTGTTCGAGTGCCGTTAAATGGTGTTCCGCATCCAGCGATGACGACTGATTGTCCTGCTGTGAATTCATGGATGCCTACTGTCTCAAAGGTTGCGACATTGCTAGTCAGCGAAACCTTTGCAATTGGTGATGCAAAAGTAGTAAGTAAAGGCAAGATAACTGCCTCTGATGTATCAATAATGTCATTCAAATAAGCATCTGAATAAAGAGCAGACGAAACACCAAGCACCGTTCTCAGTTCTGACGCTGTGATAATACTTGGCATTTCATCCTCTCTAAACTGCTGGGGGAGCGATCGGGAGCAACCGCCCCCCCATGATTAATTAATGGTGCTTATGCAACCATGTAACGGTATGCGCCTGCGCCCAACTTAGTTGCAACTGCGCCATAGCCGTAGTATCCGACCTGTACCTGACCTGATGAGATCACGTTTGTCTGTAGTGATAGACGTGCTGATTCGTACCATGTGTAAGCATCTGGATTAACAACGATTAGTGTGTCGTCGCCGATACCTGAACCTGTTGTTAGTTGACGATCTACGCGTAGGTTTAGACCAAGCAAGTTACCGCGAACCGCTGTTGCAGTAAGTGAACCGCCAGCGTTCTGTGGGTTGATTGTCTGTGTGAAGATTGGACGGTTTGAAGAATCGACCAAGCCCATTAGCGCTCCCCATTGTTCTGGAGATACGATGATGTTTTGTGCAAAGCCAAGTGTTCCCTTGTAGATAGAAACAGCTGCATCTGCTACAAAGTCAGCAACCAAGGTTCCTGTTGTGAGTGCTGCACGGTTTCCGCCATCTGTTCCACCTGCGATAAGTGCATCTGAAACTGCCTTATCTGTTGCCTTTGCGTATGCGTATTCCATCTGACGTACCAACTCAGCGAAGAACGCTGGTGAGCTGCGGTCAAGAATTTCCAGACTGAATACCTGCTGGCCAATAAACTTCTTGACGTCCACTGAAACGAACGCGGCATTTTGGTCAGTATTTGATGGTGTTCCTGCCTCAGCTGCGATTGCAACTGTTGGAGCAACTGTGATCTTAGGAATCTCGAAAGTCATACCTGCATCAGGTAGTGCTCCGCGTGAAACTGAATCGATTGATGGACGATCTGCATTTGAGATGCCATTGATAACTTCTGTTAGTTGACGTGTTGGTACTAGACCAGCATTGTCTGTTGTGTCCGCTGCTGCTGCAACGTACAACTTTGATTCGTCATTGCCCATTGATGCGCGAACTGAGTGCTCCAAGTATGAAGCCTTATCTACGATTGGGTTACGAACCTTCTGTGAATTGAGTGGATATGAAGTCGCTTTGACTTCTGCCTTAGCAGCTTCAACCGCTTCGGTTGATACTGCCTCTGAAACGGTTTCTGACACTAGGTCTTCTCCTTCTGTCTTAGGTTCCTCGATCTGAGGTTCCGGGGTTGATTCGCTTGCAGCTTGTCCAGGTGCTTCGGTTGCTGCAACCTTTTCCACTTCTGCTCCTGGGATTGCTCCATCAGTTACAAGTGAAACTTCAATTAACTTCGATGCGCTGATAGCCATAACGCCATCCTTGTTATCCCACGCATCTACTTGAACGCCAACGCTGAAATCTGAACGAAGTCCAGTTGCAGCTTCTTCCAAAGCGTCATTACCAGCAGTTGTCTTAGCGATCTTAAATGAGGCTGTGATGCCTGAATCATCTTGTGACCATTCGACTAACTTGCCTAGGGGTCTTGTTTGGTTATGTTCTAAAACTAATTTTGTATTCTTGCCAAACTCGATTGAGTTAGGAAGAAACTTTGTGCGACCAGCAGATGTATTACCTTCTGCATCCCATTGCACAATTCGTCCTGCAATAATGCGTGTTTCAGCATCAGATGCAGTAATAGTTACCGGCATTGTTATTTTCATGTGTCGATTAGATCCTCTTCTTCGCGAATCTCTTGGATGCTCATTGCACCAATACGATTCAGGATTTCATATACCTGTGCGCGCTCCAAAGGATTACCGCGTAGGTATTCGTCTAGCGAGTAACGGATTTCATTGCCTTGACCGACAAAATCCGGCATTGACAAACGTTGTTCGATTGCCAAAAGTAAATTACGACCACCAAAGTCGATAAGTGAACGACGCTCCGCTGTTGCGTTAGAGTAGGTCATTGAGGTTGTTTCAGCGCTTGCAAAATAAGCAGGTAAGCCAATAGCGCGACATAATTCTAGCGCTACATACTGACGTGCTTCGTTTAGTTGCAGTTTGTTTGGATCAATTCCCATAGCCTGCAATTCCACGTCAGCATTTAAAAATGCAGTTGAACGGGTACTACGGGCTACGCGCCAGGCTTCAAGCAGTTTGCCGATACGCTCGCTAGTAAGATTTGTTCCGTTTGACTTTAGAACCATCATTGGTACTGGCTCTTTAGCAAATGCTTCTGATGCATTTTCAAGTGCAATAGCAGCTCTAATTGTGCGACCTGCTCGCGCTAAAAATCCTTCATCTAAACCATTAAACACAACAAGCGATCCAACGCCCCTTTGTGGAACGTCATAACCGTCAACGCGGAATCCAACGATTTCAGTTGAGTCGCTGTTAAGAGTTTCTGTTACACGATCTGGTGCAACGCGTGTCCATTCTTGAATACGTCCATCTGCATACATAGCCATAACTTGTCCATACGCCACGCCATGGAAAAGCAGATCTTCTGCAATGAAAGCGTAAATAGCAGAACCGGGAACGCGCGAATCAGGTTGGTTTATTACTCGATTGGGTTCGACGTGTGCGCCGGTACTTTTAATGTATTGCTCCATGGGCAAAGTAGCAAGGCTGCACAAAATATTGCGCGCTCTTGCAACTGTTGGAATTGCCATCGCTTGTGTGCGTGTAGCAGATCCCAAAGTGCCAAATAGATTGCTTGCCGTTGAAAGATTGTAAGGTGCTGGAGTCGCAGCTGCATCGACCGTAAGTCCTACGGGTTCAGGAGCCTTTGCGAAGAAATCTCTGAGTGCCATTAGCACAAAATTATAGCATAATCAACCCAACACGATATCCACTTCTGTGTCGGGTCGTGTCGCAAAGTGAGACACCATTGCCATTCCAACTGTGGCGCAAATTGTAGCTGCGGACGCTTTCCGTCCTAAATACCAGCCTCCATCTTTGAAAGGCAACTTAACAGCCGATAGAACTTGCTTGTTCAATTCGATTTGGTTGCCATGAACTAGTCGTTGGGAGGTAATTGCCGACAACATTTCATCACAAGCCTGACCATAAATAGCGCCATCGATTGGAGTTGTTGGAATACCTGCTGGAGCCAAACGGGAAGCAACAGCACCTGCGGTTTGACGACTATATGCAACGGTTTCAACCTGGTATTTACGCGCCCAGACTGCAACTGAGTTGGCTATCTCCTTATCGTCAAGATTTACTGGATTTGAATAAGTCTCCAGTAATACAACACTAAACTTGTCCCCAACAAGTCTTTGTGCTGCAACAAGTGCTGCTGCCTTCCTGTCCGGTGATAGATCAATAGCCATCCAAGTTGGTTGCTCCCGATCCAAAGCGAGCGTACCCTCGAACGCGCACTCTGTCCAACTTGACGGATTGATGGCTGGGTTGATCTGACTCACCCATTGGCAAAGCATCTCCGTACGGATAATTGATTCATCATCCGACATTGCGCTTTTAAGATTATCGATATGAATTGTGTAACCCAGCGATGGATTGGCTTGTTGCCAGGCTTTTGGATCATCCAAGGCACAGCCAGCCTCAGCCGACCATTCGAACCAGCCGATTGGATCATCTGAACCAGCAGCTGCTGCAAGTCCGCGCTCTCTCATGCGATTGAGAATGACTGAATGCTGATCTCCAGCGTTCGAATACATAATTGCCATGGGATTTTTGGAAGCCATCTGAGTAAAGCGAAGCGATGCCCAAACTTCATCATCCTTGTATTCACGAACCTCATCAAGATGGATTACATCTGGAGCAGCAATACCGCGAGCAGCCGAGTTGTTGGCTCTGACCAAGTATCGAGTGCCATCATTGAGTTTGATCTCTTGACTACCTTTGGTTTCGTACTTTTTTACAAACCGAGTCACAAGTTGTTCATTGGCTTGGATGATTTCATCGATCTTCCAAAAGATTTCAGATGAGGTTGTCAATTTGTGAGCTGTGTGGATCTGCAAACGCTCACCCCACAAATACATTCCAGTCAAAATCCTAAGCATCATGAATGTACTTTTGCCATTTTGTCTCGACAGAATGCACCCTATTTCGTTGTGATACCACCTCCCATCTGGCTTGACTCGATGCATTTCAATAGCCAAAAACTTCTGCCAAGGAAGCAACTCAAAGTGTTTTCCGGTGGCTGGATCGACCAAAGTCTCCACAAAATCAATCATTTCCTGTCCGCGAGAGGGTAAATCGACCGCTTTTGACCTAATACGCGGTTCTGTCGCCCCTAGGTAAGCCGTAGGAGGCTGTTCTAAGCCTGTTTGAGGGTTTTGAGTCATATCTAGTCGGAGTCTTCCTGATAGTGGCTTATTGAGCCGTTTTTGGGGGCAAAAGATCCAAGGGGGGTCATGGGTGTCGTTTTGCTCTCAAAAAAGCCACCCCCCTTTGATAGATTGCATTGCTTGCAT